CTCACAAAAAGAGGATTGTGTAATATCATTCCTTACTGGGTTAGACGGTCAATATCAAACGGGGGTGATTAACATCAATATCTTTGTCCCTGCTGTCAAAAATAACGATAATCAGTATAGGAAGAATTTTGTACGTTGTGAAGCTATTGAACAGGCTTTAATGCCTATCATTGAGGAGTCTAAAACAGCCCTACACAATTACAAGTTACAACTTCATCAGATGATACAAACCTTTGAGGACACGGATATAAAACAGTTTTTCATCAACGCAAAAGTAAAATTTAGGTATAACACATTTAATAATTAAAGATTATGGCATACGTAGATAACAACGCCACCGCTTGGGGCGAAATAGAATTTAAGTTTGGTGCGCCAGGAGCAGGAGGCGCAATGGGTACTGTACTCAAAACATTGGGTATCGTCAAAGAAGATAGTTTTTCTTTTGAAAAAGAAGATGGTAAAGAACTAAAATGGACAGCCATTGGTGGTAAAATCATCGACCAAATGAAAGGCGAACCCACTCTGAAAGTAAAATGTACTGTTAAAAACCTTAACAAGGCATTACTTTCTGAAATTTGGGACATCACTGAAGTTGGGGATAAACTTACAATCAATTCCTTTGTATCTACAAAGAAATTTTCCGTATCTATCACCCCTAAAAACAGTGGAGCAGAAAAATTGGAAATTCCTTACTGTTCTATAAGTGGTACACTTACCTATGCAGAGGATAGTGGCTACAACGTAGAGGTAGAAATCACTATCCTTAATGGTGGTAAAGGATTTATTAATGTAGAAAAAGTAGCGTAACTTATGGAAGAACAAGTAGCACAAACCCTACTTGAAGAACCTACAACGGTAACCATTGGGGGCGAAGCGTATAAAGTCGCTCCGCCCTCTATTTTTACCCTCGTAAGGGCTTCAAAGTACATCAGCAAAATACCTACCGACACTATTAGTGAGGGGAATATATTCGGATCAATCATACACAATGCTGAAGAGTATGAAAATATAGCGTGGGCTATATCAGCAATCGTATTAGGTGATAATTTTACCGAAGTAGAAACTTATCCTAAATGGCAGTTTTGGAAAAGAAAAAAGAACGTAACCAAAGGCGAAAACCTCGTTAAAAAGCTAATGAAAGCCCCCATTAATGAAGTGTCAACAGCTTTCTTTAAAGTGTTAGGGCAAATGGATATACGCGCTTTTTTCGTCATTACCACTTCCCTCAAAGGAATGATGATAACCAAGCCGACGAAGGAAGTGGAGACCGAAACGACAGCATCTGGGGACTTGTAGGCTCATTCGCTAAACAGTACGGACTCACATTCGACTACGTACTCAAAGAAATGAGTTATGCCAATGTAATGCTTTATAGTGCTGTTATCCCCTCTTATGATTATGATAAGGATAAAGATACAAAAAAAGCACATCAAAAGTCAGAAAAACGTACCAATTATGGGGATTTTCTCAAAGGAATAAAACAATTCACCCAATAATGCGAGATTTACCCACAATCTCGCATTATTACTTTAAAAACTAAATCTTATGCAACCACAAGACGGAGCTCTATTATTCCAAGTAAGAGCAGACCAATCACAGATACAAAAAGATGTCGAGGCTATCAAAAAGCAATTCGAGCAAATGACAAATAAAGCCGTTGAAGAGGGCAAAAAGCAGGCTAATGTATGGCAAACCCTCCTCAAAGGTGCAACCGCCTATTTTACACTACAAGGGGCGCAATCATTCATTAGTCAAATGGTAGCCGTACGATCACAATTTCAGCAACTCGAAATATCTTTTGGCACTATGCTCAAAAGTAAGGAAAAGGCTAACGAATTAATGGCACAAATGACAGACCTTGCAGCAAAAACACCTTTCGGATTACAAGAAGTATCAGAAGGCGCAAAACGACTGTTAGCTTTTCAAGTACCCGCTGAAGAAGTAACCGAAACGCTTAGGCGTATGGGAGATGTTGCTTCAGGATTAGGTGTACCTATGGGGCAACTCATTCACGTATATGGACAAGTCAAAGCGCAAGGAAAGCTAATGACCAATGACCTATACCAGTTTATGAATGCAGGTATTCCTATCATTGCTGAATTGAGTAAGGTAGTAGGTAAGAGCGAAACCGAAATCAAAGATATGGTTAGCGCGGGCAAAATAGGATTTACCGAAATACAAGCCGTTATCAAGAATATGACTAATGAGGGAGGTCTATTCTATAATCTAATGGCAGAGCAAAGTAAATCATTAGGCGGTCAAATATCCAATTTGCGTGATAATTTCGACCAAATGCTTAATGAGATAGGGAAATCAAGCGAGGGGCTTGTATCTGGAGCAATAAAAGGCGTTTCTTTCTTGGTAGAAAACTATGAGACTATCGGCAAACTCATTGCGGGGCTTATTGTTTCTTACGGAACATATCGAGCCGCACTCATTGCCACAGCCGCCGTGCAACAAGTAATAGCTGCGCGTACAGCAGGAATGACCGTTGCCGAAATGGCTCATTATACGTGGTTGGTGCTTGTTGAAAAAGCGCAAAAACTCCTTAATCTTACAATGCTTGCTAATCCTTATGCTCTTGCAGCAGCTGCATTGGTAGGGTTGGCTGTTGCATTATGGTCATTGAAAGATAGTACCGATGCTAATGCCGAAGCAACTGAAAGACACAACCAATTACGTAAGGAACAAGCCAACATTATTGATGACGAAAAAAACAGAATTAGCGGACTAATATCTACTATTCAAGATGAAACTAAATCTTGGAACGAAAGAAATAAGGCTTTTTTAGCACTTAGGAATAGTACAGATGGAGTTTTGAATAAATATAGCACGCTAAATCAGATGTTACGTGAAATGTCTCAGGTTCTAAAAGATATTAATGGACGTTATGAGACTATGAATGAAAAAATGTCTCGTGATGCCGTTAAGAAAACTAACGACTTGATTAAATCAAAAGAGGAACAAATTAAGAAGTTAGAAGAAGAGATAAAACGAACTGCCAGCAGCGACCGCCGTACCGCTCTTAGAATGGATATAGCAAGCATTAGAAGAAGTATTGAACAAGATGAACTTCTAAAGCAAAAACAAAAAAGGGAAGTAGTTAAAAATGATGTTAGTAACTATGAAAGCGCACTTTCAGGCAAAAGCCTTGAGCAAATACAAGCAGAAAAAAAATTAATCATAGAAGCCTATAATCTAAGGAAAAAACAAGCGAAAGAATCGATCGCTAATCATTCTATTGCAAAAATAGACATCAACAACCCTTATTTAAAATACGACTGGAATGAACTCGGAATGTTCAATGAAGCTACCGAACGACAAATCAAACTCAAACAACAGGAGAATAAGCAACTCTATGATAAAAACAAACTACTTGCCGAGAGTGCTAAATACGAAAAAGAAATAAAAGCACTTCAAAGTAAAAATGTTAAAGACGACAAAGATTTTGCCGATATAGAGCAAAAAGTAAAAGCCAAAGAAGATGTAGACAAAATCCTTGAGAGCAAATTCGGATATAAAAAATCAGGCGCAAAAACCGCTAAAACCATCAAAACCTCCCTCCCAGAGTACGACACCGAAAAAGCCCAAAGAGATCACAACCGACAAATACAAGATGATCTTTTTGCGCAAGAAGAAGCACGTGTTAAAATAATGCAAGACGGAGCGGAAAAACGCCTTGCTATCATTCAATTAGAATACGACAAGCAAGAAGAAGAAATCAGAAGACGTTCAGAAGACCAGTTAGCCGCATTCATCGAAACCGAAAAACAAAAAGCTGAAGCACAAGGCAAATGGAAAAAAGGACAAGCGTTTGACACCAATACCGAAGCTATCAATGCCGAAAAAGCCCGCATTGCTGAAAATGAAAAAGTGCTATTAGCCTCCAATGCCGAGTACCAACGTATGCAGCAGGAACAAGTATACAAGGACTTATTAGAAAAATACCAAACCTACACCGACCAGCGCAAAGCTATTGAGGAGAAATACAATGCCGATATAGCCGCCTTACAAGCCAAATTAGGTGCGGACGCTCCACAAGTCAAAAAAGCACAAGACGAAAAGGCTCGTGAACTCAAAAAGTTAGATATACTCTACAAAAAAGAGGGTACAGCCATTGCTAAATTGTTCGACAACCTGCGCAAAAAGACTGTTAAGGAAATACGCCAAACCATAGCAGAGGCAGAAGCCGAGATTGACGAGTTAGCAAGTAACCTTGATATGGGCGACAAAGACAACGTGGAATATATCCAAAGCCTACGCCAGCAAATCGAACAAACAAGAGAAACAGCCGATAAAAGCGATACGGTCTTTGGCAAACTTGGTACAAATATCAAAAATCTATTCAAAGCCAAACCCAACACTGCTGAATGGCAGGAAGCGTTCAATGGTATGCTGTCATCAGCGCAATCAATCACGGGACAATTTGGACAATTAGGCGACGAATTTGAGCGATTAGGACAAAGTACGGGTAATGCCTCACTAAGGGAATTCGGTAAAGGGATAAAAGAAATGGGAGAAATAGTCAATAAGGCTATGTCTTTTGCTCAAATAGGAGGACAAATTGGACAAGGTTGGGGGGCTGCTATTGGAGGTGTTATAGGAGCTGTATATGGTTTTGTTCAGAAAATAGAGAGTGATAAAGAAAGAGCCCGTCAAAAGGAGAGAATGTGGAAACAAGAGCAATATCAGAACGAAAAGAGAATAAATGAACTTTATGATGAACGTATATTGAAAGGAGAAAAACATTCTAATTCTTTGACTACTAACCAAATTGGGAAACAACTTGACATTATTAAGAACTACAATGACAAAGTAAAAAAACTTCGTAACGACCTTATTGATGTACAAAACACACAAGTATTTGACCGCTATGAATATAAATGGGGATGGTACGATGGACCTTGGGGCATTAAAGTTTGGGGAAGATATAAAGACGAAGTAACTAAAGCCTTTAAGGATAAAGTAAAACCTTTCGTTGACAACTTAGGCAATATTGATTATGATTTTTTAGAAAGAATTAGCGAAGCGGATTCTAATAGAATGTCATACGGTCGTGACAATATAGACTACACAAGTGAACAGATAAAAAAAGCAAAAGATTTGTATAATCAAATGAAAGAGTTCAAAAAAACAATATCTGAATATACAAGCCAAACTTTTGGAGATTTAGGAGGAGGTTTTGTTGATAGCATTATATCTGCTGTAGAAAAAGGTGGTAATGCGTTTGAAAACTTTGGTCAAACGGTTGCTCGTGTAATGAAAAACATAATTAAACAAACATTAGTCACTGATCAAATAAAAGAAAAATTTTCTACGTTTCAAAATGAAATGGACAATATATATGCTTCATCATTAGGACTTAGTAACGAACAAGTGTATGAAAAGGTAAAAAATAAAACTATTGATTTTGTTAATAATGTTTTAAAACCTGAAATTCAAAAAGGCGAACAAAAAGCAAAGGCTATGTTTGACGCTTTAGAGCAATCAGGAATTAAAATGTATGATGACAAGCAAGGGCGTAATGCAGTAGAAAAAGGTTTTGCGCGAATGAGTCAAGACAGTGCCGATGAATTGAACGGACAATTTAGATTACTCACACAAATAGGAGCAGAGACAAAAAATGCAATGTTGCAAACAGCGAATAGTATTAAGGAGTTGCACCAATCAATGCAAATCAATGCCGCTCAACAACTAAGACATCTTGCGGGGATAGAAGCTAATACTTACCAATTACACGAAGTTAGAAAAGATATTGCAGGAATGAAATCAATACTTTCTAATATTGAAACAAAAGGGATAAAAATGCGTACATAAAACTTTAACACTAATTTTTTGTATACTATTCGTTAAAATCAATATCTTTGCGCCACAATAACAAAATTAATAGATTGTAAAATGAAAAAATTGCTATTTTTACTCATTACATTATGTACAAGCCTTTCAATGGCTCAAAGTTTCATCATAACAAAAGATGGATTTGTAAATGAAGATACAAATCAAGATTTTGTAGTGATTGAAAGCAATGGTAAATCACAAAAAGGAATGTTTGAGGCTGTAAAAAGTGGAATAAACAAAGTGTTACTTAATCCTGAAATAGAAAAAATTGAAGAAACAGAATACTCTACTATTTCAGTTGTAGCTGTTAATAAAATCAGACATTCAAACTTTTCAAGTTTTAGATATAAAATTGAGTTCAGCTTTAAGGATAATGCTGTCAAAATACAAATTACTTATATAGACATAATAGGATATAAAAAAGTAATGTATTTCAAAAAAGAATCAGGAAAGGAGTATGATAAAAATGTTAGTTTTCTTGTAAAAGAAAATGGAAAAATAAGGAGTTATGAAAGGGGGTCATTGGAAGACTTTTCAGACGACATTATATCAGAAACAAAAAGAGCAATTAAACAAGCGTGGTAATAAGAAAAAGCCCCAATTAAGGGGCTTTTTCTATATCTGTATTTCTAATTGTTTCAATCTCTCACGTTCCTTTTTAGCCTTATTCACTTGGTAGATAGCTGTTGTATTTTGGTTAGTGTGCGAAGCTAATAGCATAGCCGTATCGCTGTCCAAATTATCAAGCATATAGTGTTTGAGGGCGTAAAAATCAGCTTCAATACCTAATTTATCTTTTACGTGTCGCTTCCAAAAGCGTGTAACAATCTCGGTATGCCCCATTTTCTTGTTAGGCACAAAATCAAGTGCAAAAAGGTAGTCGTTATCGCTCTTACATTTGCTGCATATCTCTTTCCAAAACTCTAATGCAGGGGATAGTATCACCTTTGTACATCGTTTGTATTGTCCGCCTTTCTCAAGTAGTATTACAAACTCCTGCTTATCCAAATCTACATCTTTGCGTTGTAATCTGAAAAGTTCAGTATTACGCGCTCCTGAATATAGGAAGATCATCATATACCTATAGAAATCAGGATTGATAAATCGCACGTGTTTTTTTACTTTTATGAGTTCTTCAGCGGTAAGTATAGTGCGGACTTCTTTAATCACCTTTTTAGGGTATATGTCTCTGGTGATATTAGCCTCACAACATTCATATTCTATCAACTCACGATATAGACTTGAGAAGTATATCACGAACCTATTGTAATATTTGTCGGATAGGCGCAACCAGTCGAGCATACGCTTCAAATCTACCCTGCGCAAATCCTTTATTTTAACTGTCTGCAAATCGAGGGCTTCGCACGCCTTTTCAAGCCTATTAATAGCGCATTGTATTTCGTATAGGTGCTTTTTAGTACCTACTTTTATTTCCAATGCACGCCTAAAAGCCTCAATAAAGTGCAATTCAGGATAAAGTCCTTCCTTATGTACTTGTACGTACTTTTTGAGAATAGGATTGAATCCATTATTAAGTTGATGAGGAATGTTTTTAAGAAGAAAAGAAATCATCGCCTTTCGTTCCTCTATAGTATTAGGTCTGTTAGCCTTTTTTCTATAAGGGAAGCCTTTGGGATATTTTTTTTCAAAACGAGGGTCAAAGAAAACGCATTGCACGTACCAATCTTTATCCAAGTCTTTTTTAGTAGCTTTTTGCCAATTAGCAGGGGACACCCATAGTTCGGAGTAGCTACACCCATCGAGTGTTTTTGTAACCATAATGTAATTATTTTAGATTGACGTTTACCTTGTCGATTTTGAATAATTACAAATGGGATTATCGTACTAAAAGTAAAAGGTAACGCTTTGAGTGGAAGTGCGTTACCTTTTAGTGACCTCGACAGGATTCAAACCTGTAACCTTCTGAGCCG